GGGACTCATCCGGGCCGCGCGCGAGGAGGTCGAGCGGGCGACCGGCCTTGCGCTGATCGACCAGAGCTGGAGGTTGGCGCTGGACGCATGGCCGTGCAGCGGCGCGGTGACGATTCCGCTGCATCCCGTGCGCGAAATCCTCTCGGTGACGGCCTATGGACCGGATGGCGAAGCTTCGCTGATCGATCCGGCCACCTATCAGGCCGATACCGCGTCGCGGCCGGCACGCATGATGTTTGCGCGGCCCCCGGCAGCGCTGCGGGCCATGAACGGCATCGAGATCGATTTCACCGCCGGCTTCGGCGAGGCGGGAACCGACGTGCCCGACCTCCTGCGCCGGGCGATGCTGCTTCTCGTGGCGCATTGGTACGAATTCCGCACCGCCTTTGGTCCGAAGGACCAGCCGGTCGGCTATCCGGCCGGTTATGACCGGCTGATCGCGCCGTTCCGGACGCGGAGGCTCTAGATGCTGGCTTCGTTCCTCAACCCCGGCGCGCTGCGCACCGAGCTGGCGCTCGAAAAGGCCGAGGCGCTGGCCGACGGTATGGGTGGATTTTCCGACCAGTGGAGCGAGGTCGCGACGGTTTTCGCGCATGTCGAGCCCCTGGCGGCGCAAAGCCGTTTCGGGGCCGACAAGACGCTGGAAACGGTGACGCATCGCATCACCCTGCGCAAGCGCGCCGGCATCGATGGCGGCATGCGGTTCAAGCGTGGCGGCCGGATCTTCGAAATCGTGACTGTGCACGACCCGGACGAGACCGGCCGCTACCTGGTCTGCCGGGTGAAGGAGGGCGGAACATGAATATGGGCATTGCGTTGACGCTCGATGGGCTGGTGCGCGCCTTGCGCTGGAAGGCGCATGAACTGGCCGAACGGATCGAACTTCGCCGGCCGGCATCGCCGCGCAATCCCGGCCGACAGGAGACAGAGGAGGCGCGCGATGACCGCGGCTTGCGCTGACCTGCAAAAGGCCATGTTCGAGGCGCTGACGGGCGATGCGGCGCTTGTCGCCCTGCTGGGCGGCGCCAGCATATTCGACAGGGCGCCCACGGATGCCACATTTCCCTACGTGACCTTCGGCCGGACGAGCGTCTTCGACTGGAGCACATCGACCGAACGGGGTCTCGAACATCTTGTCACGCTGCATGTCTGGTCGAAGGCGAAGGGCAAGAAGGAGGCCTTCGCCATCCTCGATGCCGTGCGCGGCGCGTTGCAGGGGCCGCTGGTCCTGGACAGCCAGCATCTGGTCAACTTCCGCTTCGAACTCGCGGAAGTGACGTTCGACGACGACATTGCCGTCCATCACGGCCTGCTGCGATTGCGCGCCGTGACCGAGGACGCCGGCTGATCCTTCCATTCCATTGCAATCAGGGAGACCGATATGGTCGCACAGAAGGGCAAGGACCTTCTTCTCAAGATCGATTCCGACGGGCAGGGCGCTTTCGTCACCGTCGCCGGACTGCGCACCAAGCGCATCGCCTTCAACAGCGAGACGGTGGATGTGACCGATGCGGATTCGGCCGGCCGCTGGCGCGAGCTGCTGGCCGGCAGCGGCGTGCAACGCGCGGCGGTGAGCGGCTCCGGCATCTTCAAGGATGCGCAGTCCGATGCGCTGATGCGGCAGTGCTTCTTTGCCGGCGATATCGTGGACTGGCAGCTTGCCGTGCCGGATTTCGGCGTGGTCTCCGGGCCCTTCCAGATCACTTCGCTGGAATATACCGGCGCCCATGACGGTGAGGTCACCTTCGAGGTGGCGCTGGAATCGGCGGGCCAGATCAGCTTTGCGGTGACGCCATGAGCGTCAACCGCAGGCGCGGCGAGATCGCCGCCGAACTCGACGGCAGGCCGTTCCGGCTGTGCCTCACGCTGGGCGCGCTGGCTGAACTGGAGGCGGCTTTCGCAGCCGAAGACCTCGGCAAACTGGTGGAGCGTTTCGCCAGCGGCAGTCTTTCGGCGCTCGATATGATCCGCATCATCGGCGCTGGCCTGCGCGGGGCCGGCGAAGCGGTGAGCGACGAGGATGTCGGGCGCATGAGCGCGCCGGGCGGCGCGGCCGGCTTCGCAGCAATCGTGAGCGATCTGCTGACCACGACGTTCGGCGGCCCTTCGAACGGAGATGCCGCGCCGCACCCTTGAGCGCCGCAGCGGGCGGGCCGGCCTTTCCATGGGATGAGGTCATGGCGACCGGTCTCGGCCTGCTGCGGCTTTCCCCGAGAGATTTCTGGGCGATGACGCCGATCGAGTTCGAGCGGGCCGCGCGGCCGTTTTCGGCGCGCCGGCAGGCTGCACCCCGGCGCGCCGACCTGGCGGAACTGATGCGGGCATTTCCCGACACTTATGACGAAGGAGGCGGAGCATGGCCGAAGATGTGACGGTGGCCATCAAGGCCGATGTCGCGCCGTTCCAGACGGCGCTCGCCAATCTGGAAAAGCTGTCCGACGGCTTCGGCGCCAACCTGGCCGGGGCCATGAAACAAGCGGCTGTCGGCGGCAAGGAACTGGACGACGTGCTGCGCAGGCTGGCGCTCAACCTGGCCGGCATGGCACTCTCGCAAGGACTGAAGCCGCTGCAATCGCTGGCCGGGTCGCTGTTCTCGGGGCTGCTGGGCGGTTTGGGAGGAGCCTTGCCTTTCGCCAAGGGCGGTGTAGTGCCCTTCGCATCCGGCGGCGTGGTTTCGTCGCCGACCTATTTCCCGATGGGCGGGCAGATCGGCCTCATGGGCGAGGCGGGCAGCGAGGCGATCCTGCCGCTGCGGCGCGGGGCGGACGGCAGCCTCGGCGTTGCCGCCGGCGGGGCAAGCGCGCCGGTCAATGTCGTCTTCAACGTGACGGCGCAGGACGCCGCCTCGTTCCGCAAATCCGAAGCGCAGATCACCGGCATGCTCGCACGTGCGGTGTCTCGCGGAACACGAACCTTCTGAGGTGATGCGTGTCCGAGCTTGCAAGCTTCCATGACGTGCTGTTTCCGCTTGCCGTCTCCTTCGGGGCGACTGGCGGGCCGGAGCGGCGCAACGAAATCGTGGCGCTGACTTCCGGCCGCGAAAAGCGCAATGCACGGTTTGCCCATTCGCGCCGGCATTATGATGCGGGCACGGGGCTGCGTTCGCTGGAGGACCTGCACGAGGTGCTGGCTTTCTTCGAGGCGCGGCGCGGTTCGCTGCATGCGTTCCGCTTTCGTGATCCGTTCGACATGAAATCCTGCGCGCCGACGAAAAGTCCGTCGCCGCTCGATCAGGCTCTTGGCATCGGCGACGGCGCGACGCGTCGCTTTGCGCTGATCAAGACATATGGAGCAGGGGCGGATGCTTACCAGCGTCCCATCGGCAGGCCGGTTGCCGGAAGCTTGCGCGTAGCCGTGGGCGGCACGGAAGCGCCGGTTCAGGATTTCAGCTTCGATGCCGCTACGGGAGAGGTTCTGTTCGGTGCCGGAAAGGCTCCGGCCGATGGGCAACCGGTGACGGTAGGCTTCGAGTTCGACGTGCCGGTGCGCTTCGACACGGACCGGTTGTCGGTAAGCCTCAAAGCCTTCAAGGCCGGACAGATACCTTCCATTCCATTGATCGAGGTGCAGCCATGAGCGCCTGTCCGCAGTCGCTGCTCGACCACTTCGCGCAGGATGTGACGAGCATATGCCATTGCTGGCGGCTGAGCCGAAAGGACGGCCATGTGACCGGGTTCACCGACCATGACCGCAGCCTGGCTGTCGATGGAACCGTGTTCGAGCCCGAGACCGGCCTGAGCGCCAGCGAGGCGCGCCAGTCGCTCGGACTGTCCGTGGATACCGTCGATATCGAAGGGGCGCTGTCTTCCGACCGCATAAGGGACGAGGACATTGCCGCCGGTCTCTATGATGGGGCAGCGGTCGAGACATTTCTCGTCAACTGGCGCAGGCCGGAGGAATTCGCCCTGGTCAGGACGGCGACCGTCGGCAAGATCACCCGCGCTGACGGGCGGTTCGTGGCCGAACTGGAAAGCCTCGTGCACAGGCTTGACCAGCCCAACGGGCGCTACGTGACGCGCAAATGCGATGCAGAGCTTGGCGACGGGCGTTGCGGGGTCGATCTCGGCCAGCCTGTTTTCAACGGGGCGGGTGCGGTGGAAGCTGTCGAAGGGCCGGACATGCTGCGCGTTTCCGGCCTTGGCGGTATCGAGACCGGCTGGTTCTCCTTCGGTACGCTGCTGGACGAGCGGTGCGCGGCAGGGGCGCATGGAGCGCATCGTCGACCATCGAGCGGGCGAGGTATCGGCCGTGTTGATAGTGCAGGCGGGCGTCGGGCCGCCGATAGGTGCCGGGGATGCGTTTGCCCTCGTGGCCGGCTGCGACCATTCCTTCGCGACCTGCAAGGCGAAATTCGCCAATGCCTTGAACTTCCGTGGCTTTCCGCATCTGCCCGGCAATGACGCCGCCTATGCCTATGTCACCGATGGCGGCGTCTTCGACGGCGGCCCGGTGGTGCGGTGATGGATGCGCGGGTGGCGGCCGAGGCGCTGTCATGGATCGGCACACCCTACCGGCACCAGGCGAGCGCCAAGGGGATCGGCTGCGATTGCCTCGGGCTGGTGAAGGGGGTGTGGCGCGCGCTTTACGGGTGCGAACTGGCAGCGCCGCAGGACTATGCTCCCGATTGGGCCGGCGTCGATACGCGGGACGTGATGCTGGCGGGCGCGCGCCACCATTTCGAGGCATGCGGTGCCGACGCGCCCTTGTCTGGCCGCCTGCTGATCTTCCGCTGGCGGCCGCATCTGCCGGCAAGACATGCCGGTATCGCCGTGGCCGAAGACCGGTTCGTGCATGCTTATGAAGGCGGCGGGCAGGTGGTCCTGTCTGCCCTTGTGCCGCAATGGCGCCGGCGGATTGCCGGCGTCTTCGCTTTTCCCCAAACGTGACCGCAGCCGGAGCATTTCATGGCGACCATCCTGTTGCAGGCGGCCGGAGCCTATCTGGGCGGCTTCCTCGGCACCGTCGGCGGTGCGATCGGCTCGGCCGTCGGCGCCATGGCCGGCTATGCGCTCGACCGTGCGCTGATCAACGGCACGCGACGCATCGAGGGGCCGCGACTGGCCCACGCGCGCCCGTTCGGCGCGGAAGAGGGTGCGCCGATCCCGCGCCTTTACGGGACCGCGCGGCTGGGCGGCACGCTGATCTGGGCGACCCGGTTCGAGGAGAGCCGCTCGACCCGGCGCCAGGGCAAGATGGGCCCGAAAGTCACCGAATATTCCTACTATGCCAATGTCGCCTTCCTGCTGTGCGAGGGCGAGATCGCGGGCATCAGGCGCATCTGGGCGGACGGGCGCGAGATCGACCGTGAAACGGTGCAGTTGAGGGTCTACAACGGCAGCGAGACCCAGCTCCCGGACCCGTTGATCGAGGCAAGGCAGGGGGCGGGTAACGCGCCGGCCTATCGCGGCACTGCCTATGTGGTGGTCGAGCGCCTGTATATCGGCGACTACGGCAATCGCATTCCGCAATTGCAATTCGAGGTGATCCGGCCGGTGGGCCGGCTGCACCGGGCCGTCCAGGCCGTGGCGCTGCTACCGGGCGCGACGGAATACGGGCTCTCGACCAGGCCCGTGACCAGCCGCAGGCGTCCGGGCGACGAGCGCTACGTGAACCGCAATGTGCTGTTTGCCGGAACCGATCTCGAAGCCTCGCTGGACGAATTGCAGCAGACCTGCCCGAACCTGAAGCATGTGGCGTTGGTCGTCGCCTGGTTTGGCGACGATCTGCGGGCCGGTGCGTGCACGGTCCGGCCGATGACGACGACCAGCGCCGGCGGCTCGTTTTCCGCTGACTGGCGCGTGTCGGGCCTTTCGAGGCCGGATGCCAGGGTTGTCTCCCAACATGACGGTGGGCCGGCTTATGGCGGCACTCCCTCGGACCGGAGCGTGATGGAGGCCATTGCCGAGATCAAGGCACGCGGACTCAAGGTGACGCTCAATCCCTTTGTGATGATGGATGTCCCGGCGGGGAACATGCTGCCCGATCCCTATGGCGAGGCACATCAGCCTGCCTATCCATGGCGGGGGCGTATCACCTGCGATCCGGCACCTTTTCAGCCGGGCACCACGGACCGGACGGCGGCGGCGAGGGCACAGGTCACGTCGTTCTGCGGGACGGCGCAGCGGACGCAATTCTTTCCTGCTGGCGACACGATCTCTTTCAATGGCGGGGCCGACTGGGGCTATCGGCGCTTTGTTCTCCACTATGCGCATCTGGCCGCCCGCGCCGGGGGCGTGGACGCCTTCCTGCTCGGCAGCGAGTTGCGCGGCCTCACCACCTTGCGCGACGAGGCCGATGCCTTTCCTTTCGTGGAGCAGCTTGGCTTGCTGGCGACGGATGTGCGGGCGGTCGTCGGGTCGGCAACGCGCATCAGCTACGGCGCCGACTGGAGCGAATATTTCGGCTATCACCCGGCCGACGGTTCCGGCGACGTGTTCTTCCATCTCGATCCGCTGTGGGCGCATCCGGCCATCGATGCGGTCGGCATCGACAACTACATGCCGCTTTCCGACTGGCGCGATGCGGACTATGGGGCCGGCAATCCGGACGGATTTGCCGGCCCTTATGATTTGCGAGGCCTACGGGTTGGCATCGCCAGCGGCGAGGGCTTCGACTGGTACTATCCCGATGCCGAGGCGCGGGAGGCACGCGCGCGGGTGCCGATTGCCGACGGCGCGCATGGCAAGCCCTGGGTATTCCGCTACAAGGATATTGCGAACTGGTGGTCCAACCAGCATTTCGACCGGGCGGGCGGTGTCGAGAAACCGGTTCCGACAGCCTGGGTGCCGAAGGGCAAGCCGATCTGGTTCACGGAGCTTGGATGCCCGGCAGTGGACAAGGGACCGAACCAACCGAACGTGTTTCCGGACCCGAAGTCGGCGGAAAACTCGACGCCCTATTTCTCGACCGAAGGGCGCTCCGATCTGGCGCAAAGCCGTTTCCTTCAAGCCCATTTGGCGCACTGGGACCCGTCCTCCGCCGATTTCGCCGGGGCGGAAAACCCGCTTTCGCCGGTCTATGGCGGCCGCATGGTGGACTGCCAGCGGACCTATCTTTGGGCCTGGGATACACGACCTTTTCCGGCCTTTCCGCAACGGACCGATCTGTGGTCGGATGGCGGCCATTGGAGCCGTGGCCATTGGCTGAACGGACGGCTGGCCAGTCCCGACGTGGCGGCGCTCATTGCCGCGATCCTTGAGGATCACGGCTATGCGGACGCCATTGTCGGGGACATCGACGGTTCCGTGCATGGCTATGTGATTTCCGATCCGACGACGGCGCGGGCGGCGCTCGAACCGCTTGCCGACCTGTTCGATCTCAGTGCTCGCGAGGACGCCGGCCGGCTGGTCATCGAGCGCGCGGGGGCAAGCCGGAAACCTGTGCTCGATGTGGACGAGCTGGTTGTCGAAGGCGAGGCGGCCACGCTGGAAACGGTCCGCAATCCGGATCATCAACTGCCGGCCGAAGCCCTGCTCAATTTCATCAATCCGGCGAGTGACTATCAGGCGGCGGCCGTCCGACGCACACGGGCAGTGGCGGTAGGCTCGCGCCAGCAGGTGATCAATTTTCCTGGTGTGCTTGAACCGGGGCATGCCGGTGCGTTGCTGGAGGATTGGCTGAAACGCGTCTGGTATCAGCGCGAGACCGTATCCTTCGCGGTGCCGCAACCGAGCGCAGATATCGTGCCCGGCGCGGTGGTGCGGCTGCCTTCGTCCGGCTCGGCCTCCGATTTCCTGGTGACCGGCACCGAGGACGGAATCACGCGTAAGGTCGAGGCGCGGCAGATCGTCAGCACGGCACCGAGCCCCTGGCGTGAAATGGTGCTGCCGGCGGCGGGCCCGCCCTCGCTGGTGGCGGGGCAGCCGCGTGTCCTGTTCGTCGACCTGCCGGCGGGCGCAGGCGGGACCCAGCCGACGGACCAGTTCCGCGTGGCCGTATGGCAAAAGCCGTGGCGCAGCCAGATCGTGTTGGCCTCGCCCGAGGGGGAAGGTTTTGCATCCCGGCAACTGGTGACACGGCCGGCATCGGTGGGGCAATTGCTCGAACCGCTTCAGCCGGGTTTCGAAGCCAGGCTTTCCCGCGGCGGATCGATCGAGGTCGAACTGTTCGACGTGGACGCGCAAAGCGTGAGCCTGTTGCAAATGCTCAACGGCGCCAATGCCGCCGCCGTCCGTTCGGCGGCGGGCATGTGGGAAGTGCTCCAGTTCCGGCGAGCCGAGGAGATCCAGCCGCAGAAATGGCGTCTGTCGGAATTGCTGCGGGGACAATTGGGAACCGTCGACGCCATGGTGTCCGGCGCGCCGCCTGGTTCGGACTTCGTCATTCTCGACGAGGCGGTGGTGCCGGCCGGTCTCGGTGCCAGTGAAATCGGGCTCGAACTCAACTGGCAGGTCGGGCCGACGGGGATGGACATATCCGATCTCCATTTTGCCATCGGCCGGCATGTCGGCGGCCTGCGGGCGCAATTGCCGCTGCCGCCGGTGCACTTCAAAGCGCAGCGCGTCGAGAATGATGTGCTGCTGTCGTGGATTCGTCGCGGCCGGCTCGATGCCGATGGCTGGGATGCGCCCGATATCCCGCTTGATGAAGAGCGCGAAGAGTACCGGCTTGAGATTGCCGGCGCAGATGGGCAGGTGCGGCGCACGGTCACGGTAGCGGAGCCGCGCTGGCTCTATTCCGGGGATCTCATGTTCGCGGATTTCGGAACACGTCCCGAGGCGCTCGATGTGACGGTGCGGCAGTTCGGCGGGCCGACCGGATGGGGGCTTCCGGGAACTGCCCTGCTGCGTCTTTTTTAACAGCTACATAGGAAAGGAATGGCTGATGACGGCAACCAAACCCTGGTATCTCTCGCGCACCATATGGGCCTCCATCGTGGCGGTGATGACCGGCACGGCCGGCATGGCGGGCCTGCCGGTCGATGCGGCGGACGGCGCCTTGATCACCGATACGTTGCTGCAGGGCGTGAGTGCCATCGCCGGTCTGATCGCCATTCTTGGCAGGTTGTCTGCAAAGGACAGGATAGGCTAGGATCGCCCCGCGGCCCCTCCGTCGAGGCAGGGTGCCGGACATGCGATGCCTGATTGGGGGAGAGATAGGCAGTGCGGCCAGTATTCATTTCACGTTCAGCCATGGCAAGTTAGAACGGCGAACATGGAAAAGCTACGAAACACGATCCGGTCGACAATGCTGGCGCTTTGCGCCTGCGTTGTGCTGGCGCCGCCGGCGGCCGCTGCCGACTGCTATTCGATCGGGCAGCAGGTCGCCGCGCAGAACGGAGGCACGCTGGCCAGGGCGTCCGAGGCCAACCGAGGCGGGCAGGCGGTGTGCGTCATCGTCGTGCTGGTTCCGGGCAAGGACGGAGAACGGCCGCGCCGCACTGAAGTCGTGGTGCCGAAGGGCTGATTCGCCCCGCGTTTGAATGGCACCGGAATCGCTTTATATCTGACAGGACTTTGGCCGACTGGCCGCTATCGGCAGGATCGTTCTTATGCGTGTGCTCGTCGTCGAGGATGACCAGGATCTGAACAGGCAGATCTCCGACGCCCTGGTCGATGCCGGCTATGTGGTGGACAAGGCCTATGACGGGGAGGAAGGACACTTCCTCGGCGATACGGAGCCATATGATGCCGTGGTCCTCGATATCGGCCTGCCGCAGATGGACGGCATCAGCGTGGTCGAGCGCTGGCGCCGCGACGGCCGCAAGATG